ATAAAAATCTAACACCCTATCTGTTTCAAGAGTATCAAAAAAATTCACAAGCTGAAATCGTTCGTTCAAAGAAGTTCCGCTAATAACATATTGCTCGCCCTCTTTAACCTCGTATACTATTCCTAAATAATCACTATCAAATTGTTGCCAGTGATTATTTTTGCTATCATAGATTTTATTTATTGTATCTGGTGCATTTTTTGCTGATCCTGAATACAATTCCTCACTAATTGCTTCATTTGATACCATTGCTTTTTCTAAACTATCAATCATCATCTGTGCATTTCCAGTCTGCATCCTAACTGCTTCTCCAGCATTATCATATACAATTCCATCCGCTCCATATCGAATATCCTGTAATTCAGCATCGCCAGTTGTACTTCCATCTTCAAGCTTTGCAAGATTGGAAATTCTTGCATCCTGCTTCGCCATTTGCTGCTTCAAATTCGTGTTCTTATCCCATACCACTTGATTAGCCGTCGTCGCTGGAAAAATCTGTTCGCCCGCTTTGTTTTTTAATATTCCATTTTTTCCCATTGTTTTTCTCCTCTCCTACTTTGGAATAGCTCCAAATACAAATACAATTGGATCTCCTATTGAGTATTGATACCAACCAGATTCTCCATGTCCGTTATGATAAAACGTCGCATGCAAACCATCAGATTTTGGATACATACTTACTTTTAAAGACAATGCTGATCCCATATTTCCATATCCGGTCCATGAAGCCACATACTCTTTTACTGTATCAATAATAATCTGTTTAAATGATTCTGTAGCATTTGGCCATGGTATTGTAACTGTAGCATTTTGATTTCTGAAACTATATCCTCCGGTTAATGTTTCGAATATCAAAATTGGCGTATCCCCTATAAATTTCATGCATAATTTATATGTGTTTTCATTAAAACTACTTTTTAAAGAATCTACAATGCTTGGATAACTTTGCCATTCAGACATTAAATCAGACATTAAAATGGAATTGATCTTTTCGCTACTCCATGTAGACGCTACTGATATCTCAGTATCATCAATCGTGTATACTGGAAGATCTGCTAACTCTCCTTCTTCTACAGTCATATATGGTGTATTATCCAAATGTTCCTGAAACTTTTGATTTTGTGAACGGGCAATTTCATCTTTATACTGATATTCATTTCCTTCTGAATCTACAAATCCTTTTACTGTTTTCTTCATTTTTAACCTCCTATTTTCGAGACATTATAAGTATTTCATCTTCAACACTAAATTTCATCTCATCTACATCAATTTCTACCAATTCGCTATCCTTCACTGTGTGTCCTACTTCTGGAAATTGTTTTTCAAAAACGGGAAGTGCCGCCCATCTGGTATTGAATTTACGGTTATCTTTTTCCAAAAATATTGAAAACTCTGTTATTCCACGATAGCTGCAGGCATCGTTACCGATTACCCAATAAAAATTAATTTTTTCATCGTTGAAAACAATATTAGGTGGATCATATTCACCTTCCATATATCTTAATCTTCCTCGTTCAATATTTTTATATCTTATCTGTATTTCATACTCAGACAGATCTAACCCTTTATATCTCCGTGGCATTTCAAATTCTAATGTATTTACATCCTTATCACCTACCACTCCAAGCAATCTAGTGTCAGAAGGTATATTTATTGTCCTTAAATCATTATCAATCGTTATCATATTTCAGTTCTCCCTACATTTTATAGCTTTCATCTGGCATAAAATTTGACGTGCTATAGGATAATGAAGTTGTCTTCCCAGAAGATATATTTACACTTGTAGCTCCATTTATTGCGATTGATATTCCATTTTCATCGCTAATTTCGTTATCCGGATAAAAACCTTCCGGCAATTTTAGCTCGAAGCCTGATAGGTCATTTTTAGCGGTCACCCTGATATTACAAATGTTCATTTGGCGAAATATTGACATTGTACAGTTCTTATCTGCAAAAACCCATTTATACATTTGCTTTTCTTCTGAGATTTTTCCTTTTATCATATTCCAGACTTCTTTTAAAGCTTCTTCTCCCATTAATGCCATATCATATTTCTCCTTTACATTACACGCATATACTTCTGACGTCATCCGCAGACATCTCTTGAACCCTGCTTCCAATAACCGTCGTAATAATCTGTGTGATATTTTGTCTCGTCTGGTCTGAAATTCCATTACTCTTGATTAAGTACTTACCCAGAGTCAATTTCTTTGTTTTGTCTACTACAGAGGTTTCTATCTTTAAAACTCTTGATGATAAAAATAATGCAGCACTTTCATCCACCATATTAATCGTGTCTCCAAGTGATATGCTTTTGGTCGTATTTGATATATCACATTCATAATTTGTTGCGATATCGCAAATTGCTTTTAATTCTTTCAACGTTCCTTCGAACAATGTCTTCTGATCAACTGTATCGAGATTGTATATTTTCGTTATATGCCTTTTTGTCCCATCGATACACCTTCCCCATTTTTCAAGAGCGTTTCTGGATTGTAAACAGTATCCTTTATCCGGTATTCCGTCCCCGTTTCTATCATCAAATTCTTGTTGTGCAATGACAAAATCGCCATCATCATATGCATACCCTTCTAACGTTATTGCTACTCCGGACGTATCTGCAGCACCATATGCGTATAACGATGTTGCCAAATTCTGTATTGATTTTGAAACAGTTATTTTGTCAAAATCGATATATTTTCTCAGTATTACACCCTTGCTTTCACCTCTTTTTTTGTATATATCAATGTATTTGTGAGATACCGTTTTTTCATCACTGCTCAAATCGAAGCGATAATCAATTTCGATAGCAAATAAATCAGCAATGTCTTTTAACCTTTCTGATCTTGTCTGCTCTGAAAATTCACAAAGTTTCTGGGTACTATCACTCCGATTGATTCCTATCTCATATCCACTTCCTATAATTGTATTTGATATTGCTTGCGTTGCTGTCCAGGACTTGGCTTCTTCTGTTTTTAATGCAACTTCATTTAATAATTCCATTCCAACATCTTCGCAATAGATATGCCAAGTCATAGAGTCGTCATCTTTCTCAGAATCTATGATTTGGAACATTATATCCTCATCATTTTCTGTCTTCCGCAAAATATAGTTCCCTGGTGTTGTGCAAATCTCAATATTCCTCTGATCCGATGCTGTATATGATACATCGCATTCAAAAGATGTTGCCATTGTTTCAATATCTTCTGTTTTTTTATCATTTGATATAACACTTCCTTTCGGCAGCTTAGTTGAGGTTTTCCCTATAATGTTTAATTCACGATTTGCAAAATACAATATCATAACCACACCTCCCTCACTAATAATTGGGCTTCTGGAATCCCACTCCAATCTGACGTCAATACTCCGATCGTATTCTCTCCAGGGGATAAATAAAAACTCTCCCATGTATTCCCTAGTGCTCCAAGTGTTTCTGATTCCTTATTATTCACAAAAATTTTTGCGTCTTCACATTGTGCCGTAATAATATCTCCAGTTTGAAATGTATTTCCAGACCCTTGTTGTTCTGATACATTTCCGATCTGTATGATTGTTTGCGCATCATTTTTATATGCTGCAACATATCCAGCATTACTTTTCATTTTCCATTGTATTTTGGGGAAACACTCTTGTGTCCCTTCATAATAGATCTCTGTTTTTTTAGATAAACTATATGCTTTTTCCTTTATCGAATATTTGAATGGGTCAGCACATGTAAATTCTAATTCTCCAGTAATACATAATCTTCCAGGATCTACATCTCCAATCGAAGTAAGTGTTCCAGTGAAATATTTATCTGGTTCATCTGCAAATACAATCCTTGCAGAATCCACATTTAAAATCTGAGCCATCTTATTATAAGCCAGGCGGAAATCAAAAGCGGTAGGACTCATCAGCTGATATCCTACCGTAATCACTCTTTCTGTGAATCGTCTTCCCTTAACCTCTTTACCGTGTCTTCTGGTTCGGTCAAAAAATTCTAATTCAGGAGCAAGAGATTCCCTTCCACTAACATATAGTGTCCTATACCCCAGAATCTCATTTTCAAGAAATTTTCCATTGAAATTCATTGCTTCAGAAGGCAATGCAATCTCATCTTGTGAATCATAGATATCTATAAATTTGTATTGCATATGCGCCTCCTGTTACAATCTTCCTAATTTTCTGTTCTGTCTTGTCTGCCGTTTGCTTAGCTCTGCTTCTGTGTATGGAGCTGTTACTCTTGCAACCTCTTTGCCATCGAGATCAACTGGAACAACAATCGTATACTCTGCTTGTGCATAGTAGTCATAATCACTACTAAGACTACCGCCAACATCTCCTGCAATCGCAAGATTATCAAAGTTTGGAATTGTTATAATATTGTTCATCGTTTTATCCAGTGTATTACCCATAGAAGAAATTCCATTGACAAATCCTTTTACAACAAAAACACCTAGGGCTTTCATGACACGGGATGGTGAGTGGATTTTTAGTTTTCCTTTCACTGCCCTTGTGAGGATATTAGCCAAATCTTTTGCCGCCTTATTTAAGGCTTTCTTGTTAGATTTAGATGTTAGCCCCTCCACAAAACCTGCAGTTGCTTCTTTTGCAATTGTATTCATTTTTGTTTTCAGCTTATTCAATTCGCTCGTAACTGCGCTATTATAATCTTTATCAATCTGATCAATATAAGGCTTATAATATGCTTCTGCACTAGAATTAGCTGTATTCATAAAAGCTGTATAATCTTTTCCATATTGTGTTAACCACGCATCACTTTTAACAGTTCTGTTGTATATTTCAGACCCTGTGCAGTATCAAGATTCTGGATATCTTTCATGAGATCATACGGAAGCACCTTTTTAAGTCTCTCCATATTTTTTGCAAGCTGTTCGACCTGCTTTTTCTGTGCTTTAAAATCCACAATAGAAATAAACCCATAACTATCTGAGCTAAAAAGATCTCCATAATCAACCAATTTACTCTTATAGCTATCCCGATCTGCAACAATCGCATCGTATTTCTCTTGATATTTCTTCCCAAGAGCTGTTAACGCCTTATCTGCTGCATTGATTGCTTTTTGTCCTTGGTTCTTTATAGTTTTGCTCATGTCAGATTTTAGAATCTTTCCAACCTTCGTATAGGCCTTTTTAAGTTTTGGATTCTGTTTTTTTGCTTTTTTGATACCAGTGTCTATTGTCTTGTTCAATGATTTTGTAACACTGGATACTTTACTATTCATAGACGATTTATATTTATCGACTGCACTGCTTGCAGCATCTTCGTATTTTCGTGTCTTTGTAGCTTTCCTCATTGTATCAATAGCTGTTTTTACCAAAGTCTTACCTGCAGATTTCACATTGTTTATTCCGCTTCTGATCCCAATTGCAAGACCTGCTGCAATGTATCGACCGTCTTTCTTTGTAAGTTTTGATGGGGAATGAATCTGAGCTTTTGCCCTAATTGCCTTTTCTGCTGCTGATACCATTCTGGATGCTGCAGCTTCGATCTGTCCAAGGCATGACCTCATTCCCTGCGCAAAACCTTGACTGATATAAGCACCTGCACTATATGCTCCAGATCGTCCTGAACGTAATCTTGAATTTGTGCTAGATACAGCTTTTGAGGCAATGGCTGGTCCTTTGCTTAATCCACTTTGCATGGAAGAGGTGAATCCGCTTCCCATCTTCTTTCCAGATGATTTTGCAGCATTGGCCGTACTAGACATTGATTTTTTGATTCCAGATAGCGCTGATGTTGCTTTCGCTCCCATGGATCCAAAGCTTGAATTTACAGATGTTGATGCTGCTGATAGAGTCTTCATGCCGTTTGCAGTCTGTTGTATGTCGGAGCCTTTACGAGAGATTTTTCCAATCCCGATTGCTACTGCCCCAAGGCTTTTTGCAATAGATCCTATCGATAATCCGGAAATCATCTTGATTCCTTCGGCTACACTCTTAAATCCAGTTCCTGCATTCTTCGCAGATTCTCCAACAGACTTGATCACACCCGAAATTCCATCAAGTACACTTCGAAGCCCTCCGCTGATTGCGCCAACGACAGTTTTGATAACATTTCCAAATGCAGTAAATCCCGTACTTGTTACTGTAAGCGATGTTCCAAGTATTAAAAGCCCGGCTCCTGCTGTCGTAGCTCC